CAGCTGAAAATTTATCATTAACTAGTTTAACAGGTGTAGGTGATAATTTAGATGAGATTATGAATAAAGCTGTTGAAATTGCTAACTCAATAGATGCACCTGGATTATATTTTGCTGAAAACGCTTTAGAGAAAGCTAAAGAAACATTAAATGAATTAAAAAATAATATAAATGTAGAATTTTAATATGAATAGTGAATATACAGACTTCGATGATGAATATAAACCTTATGATGAGGATGAAGAAGATGAATTTGACGAAAGTGATTGGTAATTAATAATGTGTTATCTTCTAATGGTAGGAATATCCACTTTGACTGGATCAGTATAGGTTCGAGTCCTATTAACACAACAAAATAATATTTATAATAATGGATAATAATATAGAACATAAGAATTTAAGAACAGTTTTAGATGACTTTAGTAGAATGGTTATAGAAGAATTAAAGAATAATCTAATATCATTGGGTAAAAATAACACAGGTAACCTAATTAACTCATTAACATACGAAATTATTGATACAGATAATAAATTAACAGTTAATATTTTAGGTGCTGATTATCTTAAAGTTGTTGATAAAGGTAGAGCACCTGGCAAACAACCACCTGTATCTAAATTATTACCTTGGGTAAGAAGTAAGAATATAAAGATAGGTAAAACACCTGAGTCATCAGCATTTGCTATTGCTAAAAGTATAGCTGATAAAGGTATAAAACCAACTAATGTAATTGATAAAACAATAGAGAATGTGAAGAATAATAAAATGTATATGATAGAAAACGCTATACAAAAAGATTTATATGATTACGTTATAAATGAAATAAAAAATGAAATAAAAAATATATGAGCGTTACATTAACAATATTAACACAACCATTTACATATTCAGTTTTAAACTCTGAATGTTGGTATCAATTGGATTCACCACAATCCTATTTAAGTGATTTTACATACACTTATAAAGTAAAAACTTATGATCCTTATACACTTGCTTTAAATAAAGATTTGGGTCTATTTAATTCATCACCTAAACCAAATACTGGTGATGGTATATTCTCACCACATAAGATATTAAAAACACAAATACCTAATGGTTATCCAATATCATATGATGTTGGTATGACTGCTGTATCAGCTTTCACTCAATCTGTATTACCATACAACATACAATATGGTTTTCAATACTCACCTGGATTCACATTTAGTGTATCGGAAGTATTTTCATCTGTTACATTAAACACTGGAACAGCTATTGATTTATTACCATTTGATACTATATCATTACAAATGGATAATTTAGGTTTAAATCCACAATATAACACACAAGCTATTGTTGTTAATGTTATTGGTACTCAATATGTAACATCAATACCATATGGTATGACACCTTCATTTGGTGTTGAAACAGGAACAGTAACAAATTTAAGTAGAACTGTTGGTACATCATCAATAAGATTTGGATTTAATGGTACTAGACAATATACACAAAGATATGATGATTTTAGTTCATATGTAGTAGAAGGATCTGGAGCTGATTATAAATTCTTAACTAATTATCACACATCATCAGTTGCACCTAAAGAGATATATATGGATCAAAGTGAGATACAAGGTATATTAATGGATAAATCTGCTACTGCATCTGTTGGTAGATGGCTTAAAATAGAAACATTTGATGAGAATTATAATTCTATTGATGCTTTCTATATTGATAGTGCTATTACTATTACTAGTAATTATAGATATTATGCTGTACCAACTGGTACAAGAAATTTACAAGCAATGGGTGTAGATTTTACTGGTGTAACTTATTATAAGTTATCTGTATGTGTAAGACAAACTACACCACCACCATTTCCAATAGTATTTTATGTAGAACAAGCAACTATATGGAGAAAAATAGTTAGTAATTGCTCACCTTATGATAATACAAGAATAATGTTTATAAATAGAATGGGTGGTTATGAATTTTATAACTTTAGTTTAGATTCTAAACAAACAACTAATGTAGATAAAAGTAATTATAGAAAAGTATTACCTTGGAATTATAGTATAGGTGATAGACAAGATACTGTTTTAGCTATGAAAGCCCAAGATAGTTATACTGTCAATAGTAATTGGATTAGTGAATATGATTATAGAATATTAGGTGAGTTAATCACATCATCAGATGTTTATGTTGTTGATGAATATAATAATTTATTTCCAATAGTTATAACAGATACAGATTGGACTTATAAAACACAATTGAGAGATATATTATATAATGCTGTTATTACTTATAAGATAGCTTATGATATAAATCTACAAAACTTATAAAAATACACTTTTTTTAGTTAATATATAATAAAAATTAATTTTATAATGGATATAAATACAAGATATGAAGTCATAGTAGAAGTAGATGGTGTAAAATATTATCTAGATAATAGTTATTCACCAATAACAGTTGATTATCAGATTTCTGATATTAGACAGATTGAAAATAGAAATGGTTCTAGATCATTAACTGTTGAATTTCCTGAAACACAAAATAATAGATTTGTTTTTAATAGTATATCAAATATAAACTCTAATAGTATTGGTGGTTCTCAATTTAATGCTAACTTTCAAACACCTGTTGAAGTTTTAATTGATACTGTATCTGTATTTAGAGGTACATTACAATTTATAGAAGCTACTGTTGATAGAAATACAAATGAAACTAAATATCAATGTATATTAGAAGATGATGTTGTTGGTTTTTATAATGACCTTGGTGATGGATTCTTGACAGATGATGATTATACTTATTTAAATCACTCATATACATATAATAATATTGTAGAATCTTGGGGTAAAGATTGGAAATCTGGATACTATTACCCATTAATTGATTATGGTAGAAGTTGGACTTTAAATGGTGTTAATAATACAGCTACATATAGTAGAGGTACTCAATCTATATCATATAGTTATATAAATGGGTTAGTTAATATACAAGATTTTTATCCAGCTATATATACAAAGACTATTCTTAATCAATTATTCTATGACACTGGTTATAGATATAAATCTGATTTCTTAGAAAATTCAGAAATATTTAATAATTTAATTATACCATCATTTACTGATACTATAACAATTAAAGATTATATAAACGAAAGAATATTTAGAGTTGGTATGAGTGGAACACAATCTATCAGTTGTAAATTGGATGGTAGTGGTGAGCCAGTTAAACGTAAAATAGAGTTTAATAATGAATCTGATCCAAATGGTGATCCAAATGGATTCTGGGATTCAACAAATTATAAATATACAAACGTTAAAGATGATATATTTATACAAAGATTTGGATTATCAGTAGATGTTTTTATACCTGAGGTTAATAGATTCTATGGTGGTTATGGATTTGGTATTAAGTCATTAGATTTAATTTTCACTAGAAATACTACACCAAATAGAATGATGAGTATTTTTAATAATACATTTAAATTTAAAGTATTTAATGATCCATCTCAACCAAGTGATACTGTTAAAGTTACACCAAATATACATTATAATGGTGTAACTGGATCAATGTATAATATAACAGTTAAAACAGATTGGATAAATGGTAATAACTTAACAAGTGTTCCTATAAGACCTAATGAAGAAGTAATTTGTACAGCAACAGCAGAGATTGCTGATAATTGTGTTAGTACTGATGCTTTCCCAGCAGTTATAATGGAGACATCATATTTATTTAGTGAAGTTAATTCAAAAGTATTTCCAGGTGGTCCTATTGATATGAATACATTGATACCTAAACAATTAAAGAAGAGAGATTTCTTTATGAATATTGTTAATATGTTTAATCTTTGTGTTCAACCAGATAAAGATGATCCAAAAACACTTATTATAGAACCTTATAATGATTTCTTTGATGGAGATATTGTTGATTGGACACCTAAAATTGATACATTTAAACCTGAACAAGTTAAAATGACATCAGAGTTGCAATCTAAAACAACATTCTTTACTTATAAAGAAGATAAAGATCTTTGGAATACAGATTATAAAAGTAGAACTCAGGAAATTTGGGGTCAAAAGAAATTTATAATTGATAATGATTTTGTTAAAGGTGAAAAGAAAATATCATTAAACTTCTCACCTACACCATTAATTGGATTAAATAGATCTGATGGATCACCATCTAATATTATTATACCATCTGCTATAAATAACTCATCGTTAAATTCTGGATTAACATTTCCACAAATGAATTATCGTATGTTGCTTAGAACAAAAGAATCAAGTGGATTATTACCAATATTACAATCAACAACAACACCAGATAAATGGTTTTTTGTAGATTGTTTGACACAATCAGCACCAGTTGAATTTACATCATATCCTTATGCTGGTCACTTTGATAACCCATATACACCAACAGTTGATATAAACTTTGGTGATGTACTTGGTTTTTATTATGGTGGAACTATATTACCAAGTCAGAATCTTTATTATTCATATTGGAAGAAAATGTTAGATGAATATTCATTACCTGATAGTAAATTAATCACAATGGATTTATGGTTAGATTCATATGATATATCACAATTCTCATTTAGAAATAAAATATATCTTGATATAGATGGTGGTGCTTATTATAAAGTAAATAAGATTAGTCAATATACAATTGGTGTTAATAAACCAACAACAGTTGAATTAATTAAAACAAGAAATGTTGTTATACCTAAAACAACTCAACCAGAAACACCTAACTCATTAGGATTTTTTAACACAACTAGTGGATTCTTATCAACATCAGTTACTAATACAACAACAGCACCACACGTTATTTCATTAGGTAGTGCTAATAATCACTTTTCTATGAATACAGTGTCTATTGGTAATATGAGTAGTATATCTGGTGATAATAGTATATCTATTGGTAATATGAATAACTTAGCTGCTAATGGATCATTTGTAATGGGTAATAGTAATACAAATTATTCACCTTATAGTACAATATTTGGTAATAATAACTTTGTTAGTGCTAGTGCTTCTAATAGTTTTTTAATTGGTAATAATATTAATGCCACACAATCAGGAGCTTTATACATAAATGTACCAGTTATATTTGGAACATCAAGTAGTTTTATTGAAAATGTTACTTTCTCAGATTTAGTTTATAATTTAATACCTAATAATTTATTAGTTAAAGGTACATTTTATTGTATAGATACTAACCAAACAACATACAAAAATAATGGTATATATCTACAAGCTATAAGTAATAATCAATTATCAAATAGTGGCACGATTATATTCTTAGCACCTACAACATATGATACAACATCAAATTGGCTAGGAGTTTGGAATTCATCTTTAACACCATCTATTAATGATTTAGTTATATGGGGTGGTTTAGTATGGAAAAATGTTAATGGATTAGTTGGTTCTGCTACTAATTATTATACACTTGATAGTGAATGGACTGTTGTACCTAAGAATAACTTTACTAACTCAGAATATACTGAAATGGTTTTAGATTGTAAATTTGATTTCGTTTTTGATGTAGGGTCATCATTATATGTTAGTTGGGTTGAACAAATGTCTGATAGAAATGGTAATGTTGTTGGTATAGGTTATGATGAAGGACACCCAGGTGTTTTAGTTATAAATCCTTGTGATTTAACAGATTGGAATTATAATACAGGACCAGGTGAAATGTATAATAATAGATGTAAATTAGGTATTTATAATAACTATTATAATTGTGTAATATCAGATAATGATTGTGTTAGTATTTATAATAATTACCGAAGTGGTGGTTGTGATATAACTTATAATCTAATAAAAGGTAGTATTTATAATAATAAATCTGTATCTATATCTAATAACACAAATAATGGGGGTATATATGATAATTCGACAAATGCTCAAATTAATAATAACTCAAATAATGGTAGTATATTTAACAACTCTAATATTTTTTTTATAAATGGTATTATTAATAATTCTAATAATGGTGATATATCTAATAATACATCTAATGTAGATGATTTATATAATAACTCAAATAAAGGTTCAATTGATAATAATTCTAATAGTGGTGAAATATATAACAATTCAAATGATGGTAATATTAACAACAATTCAAATGATGGTTTTCCAACAGCTAATATTATTGGTAACTCAAATAATGGATCTATAACTAATAACTCAAATAATAATGTTGGTATCGGACTTCCTGCTGATATTATTAATAACTCAAATAATGGTAATATTAATAATAATTCTAACACTGGTAATATTAATAATAATTCTAATAATGGTAATATTTTAAGTAATCTATCAAGTGTTGGAGAAATTAATGGTAATAATAATAATGGTGATATAATTCTAAATAGAGGTACTATTGTAATATCTATTTATTCAAATATTAATAATGGTTATATATCAGGTACATTCTCATCTAACGTTACTGATCCTATTGTTAATAAATAATTATGATCACCAGGTAAAAAATTAAAATAATTATATTAATAGAATATGGAGCAAAAAACATTAGAAGCTAGGATAGATTTAGTTATAGAAAATAGTAAATCGATTAAATCGGTTGGTGAATTTAAAAAGTCACTAAAAGATTTAAAATCACTTGCCTTAGAAGCTGGTGATACAGGTTCAGCCTCATTTAAAAAGATAAATAAAGCAATTGGTGAAACTTTAGATAAACAAGCAGATTTGAATGCTGCTTTTAAATCTATGAGTGGAGAACCAATAGAGAACGTTGCTAAATCAGTTAATGGTTTAAAAGATTCTTTATTATCATTAGACTTTGAATCCGCTTCTGTAATGTTTTCTAACTTACAAACATCAGCAGGTAAATTAGCATCTGATTTAACAGGTAATGTTGGTAAGAGTATAGATGGATTAGCTAATAAATTAACATCATTAAAACTATCAGATGTTAAAGATAAGTTTACTAGTTTAGGTAAATCAATGAAAGATTTTGGTAAAAACTCAATAGAATCATTAAAGAATGGTATTGGTGGATTAAAAGAAGCTTTCAGTGGTGCTGATAAAGGTACTAAGATGTTAAGTATGGGTATGAAAGGTCTAGCAGGTGCTATAGCAGCAACTGGTATAGGTTTATTAGTCACATTAGTTATTACTTTAATAACACATTTTGATGATTTAGCTGCATCTGGTGGTCTTGTTGGTAAAGTATTCACAAAGATAGGTGATATAGTAAAATCATTGACACAAGGATTTAAAGACTTTACAGATTGGTTAGGATTAACTGATAATAAAACTCAAGATTTAGCTAAAAATACAGTTAAAGCCAAAGAGAAAGAAAGAGATGCTATTGAAAATAGATATGATTTTGAAATTGAAAAGGCTAAAGCTGCTGGTCAAGAAACATTTGATTTAGAAATTAAAAAAACTAATGCTATAAAAGAAAATGTTATTGCTCAGATGAAAGCTATGAACGCTTTAAGAAAATCTCAAGGTACATTAACAGAAGATCAACAAAAACAATATGAAGAATTATCACAATCATTACTTAATTATAATCAAAAATTAGAGATTTTATCTATTGAAAAAGATAGGAAGAAGAAAGATGATGAGAAGAAGTTAAAAGATGAAGCTAAGAAGAAGAAAGAAGAATATAATAAGAAATTTAAAGAACAAAAGGCTAGAAATCTAAAAGAACGTGAAGAACAACAAAAACATCTTAAAGAATTAGGTGATCAAGCTATGGAAGCTGAAAGAACTCTTAGAAAGTTTCAAATAGATCAACAACAAGATTCTTTAAATAAAAGATTAGAACTATTTGATTTAGAATCTGAGAAAGAAGAAGAAGCTTTAAGGAAGGCTGGTGCTAAAGATATTGAAATAACTACTTGGAGAAACAATAAAGTTAAAGAAATTACCACTCAATTCAATACTGAGATGTCAGATAAAGAGAAAGCTAAACAAGAAGAAGATAGAAATAAATATATTGAAAGTGAAACAGTTAAATTATCTATACAAAAAGATTCATTAGCTAAAAGATTAGAAACTTTTGACCTTGAAAATGCTGATAAGATTCAAAAGTTAAGAGATGCTGGAGTAACAGAGGTTGAAATAGAACAATGGATTGCTGATGAAAAGGCTAGAATAAGAGGAGAATATGTTGCTGATGAAGATCAAAAAAGACAAGATTCTTTACAAAAAGAGTATGAGTCTGCTGGTGAAAAGTTACAACTAGCCCAATCATTAATGAGTGCTATATCATCATTGGGAGATCTAATGTTAAGTATGGATAAGGATAGAAATAGTAAAAGTCTTGCTGATAGAAATAAAGCAGCTAAGAAAGCTTTTGATACACAAAAGGCTTTGGGTATTGTTTCTGCTGGTATATCAACAGCACTAGCTGTTGTCAATGCTTTAGCATCTAGTCCACCACCAATGAACTACGCTATGGCTGCCGCTGCAGGTATAGCAGGTGCTGTACAAATAGGTGTTGTTGCTGCTAAAAAATTCACACCAGAGTCAGCATCATCAAGTAGTAGTTCTGCCACACCACCTATACCAAAAATGTCATTGGGTAATATTGGTGGAGCTGCTGACCAAGCATCTAAATTTAATGCACCACAATTCCACACATTGGGTAAAGGTGAAGTAGCACCACCAGGATCACAAGTAAATAGTAAAGTATATGTTGTTGAATCTGATATAAGAAATACACAGAATAGAGTTGATGTTATCAATAGTAGATCCACACTACAACATCCATAAATAAATATAAAAAATATATAAATTCTTATATATATAAGTATAAAATAATGTAGTTGAATAATGGCTAATGTAATAATGGATGATGGTTTAAATATTGTAACACAAGTAACTGATACTCAAATATTTACTCAAAAAGTAGGTTCTGATGGTACTTTATATATTAACACAATCAATTCTAATAATAATAGTGATTTACCAGCTGGTAGTTATCACTTTTCAACAGGTGTTGATAAAACATCATTTAATGGTGTATTAACAAATGAAGATGGTGATTTAGTACCAGGTCTTGCTAGTTATGATAATATTAGTGGATCATTTTCAGCTTTATTTTTAACACCAACTGATACTCAAATAATAACTGAGAATCTTTTTATAAATGAAATTGTTACAATAACTGGTGTTTATAATATAATGGGTGCTACTTTTAGTATTCAAAATGGATTAATAATTGAAATAATAACTTAATATGAATACAATAAAAGATGATGGTTTAAATGTTGTTTATCACAATAGTGATGAATATATAACTTGTTCAAGAATAGGTGGTAATGATGTATATAGTTCTTCAATTAGTTCTGTTGATAATGATTTACCTCCAGGTACTTATAATCACGGTGAGAATGAAGAGTTCTTAGCTGTTAATGGTATAGTTAATCAAGATGATGGTTTATACAATATTCTATATGTTGAGGGTAAAACAGATGCTAATCGTGGGATAGCATTCATTGGTTCAGATTATATATCAATAGTCACAAGTGTAAATAGTATTACTATTAATGATATAGTCTCATTATCAAGTGGTGATTATGTAGTTGGTTCAACAACAATTACTATCGAAGGTGGTTTGATAGTTGGTATAAGTTAAAAAAAATAAATTAAATATATGTTAACAAGAGAAGAAATTATCCTATTAATGGAAAGATTAAGAAACATAGGTAAAAAATAATCATTCTAAATGAAGAAGAGAAAAGAGTTAGATAATCTACCAATATTTTATATTAATATAGATGATGATGACCAACAAGGTATTGATTTAGTATCACTTGTGGTTGATCCTGCTATTGAGATGAAAGGTATGTATTTTTCTAAACAAGATTTAACATCACATTTTAGATTTACAGCTGATGAAGAACATCAGAAGATAGTTGGACCTGCAATGATTCCTAATAAGAAAATTCTTAGAAAGGATGATGATACAGGACAAATGTATTATGTTGTATTTACAGAAGAAACTATATTAAAAATGGTTAAGAAATTTAATCGTAATAATAATAATAGAAGTATAAATGTTGATCATAGTGATACTATGGTTAATGGTTATATAGAACAGAATTGGATTGTAGGTAATCCTAATAGAGATAAGAGTAAAGATTATGGATATAATTGTCCTAAAGGTACTTGGTTTATAGAAGTTGTTATAGAAGATAAAGATTTCTGGGATAAAGAAGTTAAAGAACTGGGTAAATATTCATTTTCAATTGAAGGATTGATGGGTATGTCACCATATAAAATGTCATTAGGTAATATAGATAAATTTGAACAATTAATTGAATCATTAACTTATGAAGAGTTATGGTCATTAACAAGACCTGATGTTAGTTTTGATTTTGATGGTACTTTATCAGAAGAATCTGTACAATTAATCGCTATACAAAGAATTAAACAAGGTGATAATGTTTATATTGTGACTAAAAGATCACCAAGTGAAGAAGTATATTCATTAGCTACTAAATTAGGTATTAAAAAGAATAATATAGTATTTACAAGTGGTGAGCCTAAATGGAGTTTTCTTAAAAGACTTGGTATAGATGAACATTATGATGATGTACAAGAAGAAATTGATGAGATTCATAGTAAAACTTTAACAAAAGTTTATAAAGTTTAATAAATTTATGAAAAATTATTAAAATCCTATATATAATAATATAACAAAAAATAAAAAAGTTTAATTATGGCAGATAATATTTTAGATAGTGGGTTAAATGTAGTTGGTTCTTCAACAGGATCAAAAGTTACTTTATCTCAATCTATTGAAGTTACAGGAACTACTAATAATTATTTCGTTCTTGCATCACCAGATGGTACAAGATTTAAAATAAGTGTTGAAAATACAGGAACTATCTCAGCTACAAGCTCAGGTACATTCTAAAAAACAAAAATAAAACTAATGAACAAAGATAAAAAATTAGAGGAATTAAAACACATTTTTAAGAAGTTGTTAAAGTTTTCAAAAGAAGAATTTAACACATTGAAACTTGAAGATGGTACTCAAATCACTATTACAACTACTGAATTAGAAGTTGGATCAGAGGTTTATATCATAGATGATTCTGGTAATCAATCACCTCTTGATAATGGTACTTATACATTACAAGATGGAAGAACATTCACAATTTACAGTAATTTAGTAACTGAGATTGCTTCAACAGAAGGTGAAGGTGATGTACAAACAGGTGGTGATGAAACAAAAACTGCTGAAACACCAGAGAAATTAGCTGGCTTACCAGATGGACACGAAAAAGGTCAAGAGGAAGAAGATAAACCAGAAGCAGAAGCTGAACCAGAAAGTGATTTAGCTAAAAGAGTTGATGATTTAGAAAAAACATTAGCAGAAGTAATGAACATAATCAATAAAATTGGTTCTGGACAAAATGAAGTTAATGAGCAAATGATGAGTAAAATTAGAGAGTTTGCTGAATCACCTGGTGATAAACCAATCTTACACAATAAGAAAGGTTATGATGTATATTCTAAGAAAAATATTAGTTCTAAAGCATCTGATGAAGCTTTTGAAAGACTAATGAAAATTTCAAAGGAATTTAGATCAACATCTAATAATAATTTTATCTAAAAAATAAAAAAATAAAAAATAAAAAATAAATATGGCATTTAATTCATCAATTATTACATCAGCTCTTCAAGCATATGTTGATCAGCTTAGTTATAATAAATTCGAAACACAAATCCTTTTACAAGGTAGAACTGCTAAACTAGTTAATGTTATCTCTGGTATTAAAAATTCTAGAACAATTAACACTTTAACTTCTAATTTAGTTATAACACCAGCTACTTGTGGACTTATATCTCCAACTGGATCAGTTACACCTGCTCAGGTTACTATCACAGTTTGTCCATTACAATCTCAAGAGTCAATCTGTTATAATGGAGTTGGTACTTTAGAGCAATTATGGACTGGTATGTTGTTACCAAAAGGTTCTTACTATGATTCTGGTAAGATTACACCACAAATATTTGCTGAAGCTTATTTAGCAGATAAAATCAACAAATTACAAGATGCTAACGAATTCATCGTATGGCAAGGTGACACTTCTGGTGCTACTTATGGTGTTGTATCAAATGGTCAAAACAACTATTCACAATTCCAATCTCAATGTAATGGTTTCTTACACCAATTAACTCAAACTTCAGCTTCTCAATCAGTAGTATTCTACTCAGGAACAGCTTCAGGACCATTGGTTGTAAATAACTCTAACGTAATCGTTAATAACTCAGCTTTCTCAGTTGTAGATCAATTAGCTCAACAACAAATGACTGATCTTGGTGATCTTTCAGATAGAGATGATTTGTGTCTGTTTATGAGTTATGCTAACTACAGATCTTATATGGCTTCTTTAAGAAACCTTAACTTCTTCCACCCTTATGGAAACGCAATGGAAAGTGAGGATTCAGTAACTTGGTCATTTATGCACCCAGGAACAAACATTAGAGTAGTTGCTACATCTGGTTTGAGAGGTTCTAACTACATCTTATTAACTTATACTAAAAACTTATTCATTGGTAATGATGCAGAAGGAGAAGAAAACAATATGCAAATATGGTATTCACACGATTACAATTCAACATTTGTAAGACCATTGTGGAAACTTGGAACTGCAGTAGCATTCCCACAATATTGTTTGTTATACACAGGAAAATAATAAAGAAATAGGAGTGGGTAATCAATCCCACTCCATTAAAAAAATAATAAAATAATATATGAGTTGTATTTTAACAGCTGGTTGGCCATTAACTTGTAGAAGTATTGGTGGTATTCAAGCAGTATATATTGGAGCATATCAAGCACCTGGTCAATCAATGACAATGGGTTTAACTGCAAGTGGTGAGATAACATCATTTTCAGGAGCTACGGTATCTTTCTACACATTCGCACAAGATTTAGAGACAGGTTCACTTGTTGCAGCACCACAAGTTTCAACAGAAAATGGAACTTACTTTGAAGAAATAACAGTAGAGTTTTCTATATTCAATTTCTCACAAGAGATGCAAAATATACTTAACACTCTTGGTCAATCAAGATGGAGAGTTATGGTTCTTACACAAGATGGTAGTTACTATCTTATAGGTTATACAAACCCAGTTAACATTTCAGGTGGTAATTATGGATTTGGAAAAGCTTATGGTGATATGAACGGAGCTATGATAACAATGACTTCTAAAGAACAATATGGTTTAAGAAAAGTTTCATCATCAGCTGCTTTATCATTGATAACAGTATAATTTCTTATAAATTACTTATAAATCTTTATAAAAAAGGTATTAAACTTAAAATGTTTGATGCCTTTTTTGTGTTTATATATCTAAATATATAAAAAAATAATAAAAAGTTATATATATAAGTATATGAAGATTAAACAAGAATATTTGGATGGATATATTTTAAACCCATACACAAATAATACAGAATATGTTAGACTAATACAAGAAGATATGTATCCATTTTTATTTAAAATAGGATTTAATTATCTATTTGAATTAGAAACAGAGATAGAACCAGAAAAAATAGAAGTAGATGATAAAGTTAGGACCAACGGGATCGACTCCAGCGATAGTGACATTGTATGATAAATCTATTAACCTTGTTAATCCATATTTCACTTGGAATGTGGTTAGAAAAGGTACTTTAGACTCTTATACATTCTATCAAGATGATACATCACCAGCACCATATTACTATAATAAATTTGATATAACAATTGGAACTAATAGTTCTGGTTTAACATCAGGTGTTGTTCCTTTATATCCTGGTGAGTGGATTTATAACATATATGAGATGCAAAATCCATATGATTTAGATCTAAATAATGCTATCAAATTAATAGAGAATGGTTTAATAACAATTGAAGGTACATTCTCAGCTATACCAACTTATAATGGTGTTGATTCCAATTCTATAATAGTATATAGAGGATAAAAATAAATAATAATATGTCAAATAATAATATGAATAAAATAGAATTCGCTAAAATAGACTTTGCTAAGATAGATATACCTCAATATAAAGAAAGTATGAATAGAGGTGGTTGGGTTAATAATGGTGAAAACAATCTTTATCCTAATTACCTAATATCTTTAATAAACAAATCACCATTACACTCTTCAATTGTAACACAAAAAGCAAGAATGATCGGTGGTTATGGTTTCATTAAAACAAATTTAGATTTCAAGACAATGTTATTCTTAAAGAATATCAATGCTAATGATATGGATTTGGATGAATTATTATATAGATGTGCTTATGACCTTGAAGTATTTGGTGCATTCGCATTAAACCCAGTTTGGTCTATAGATAGAAATAAAATAACTGAAATCAATTATGTTGATGTAAGTAAGCTTAGAGTTCAATCTCCAGATCCAGATAATAAATATCCAACACTTGTGAACTATTGGATATCAGATGGTTGGGAAAATATTAGAAAATATGAACCAATTCTTTATCAAGGATTCTCAACAGTAAATAAGAAGAAAGCATCACAAGTATATTATATTAAAGAACAAAGAGCTGGTGTTGAATATTATGGAATACCAGAATATATTCCAGGTATTAGATGGATGGAAACAGACTTCTTAATTGGTGATTTTCATATGAATAATATTAATAATGGATTTGCACCAAGTATGTTGGTTAATTGGCCAATTGGATTACCTTCTGATGAAGAAAGAAATGTACTTGTTAATAGAATGAAACAAGAATTTCAAGGATCTATGGGTGCAGGTAATGTAGCAATATCATTTTCAGCTGATAAAGATTCTGGACCACAATTTACACCAATTGAATTAAATAGTTCTGATTCAAGATTTATGTTGTTAGCTGACCAATCAAGAGAAAGTATATTACACTCACATAGAGTTTGTAATCCAATTCTATTTGGTATAGAAACACCAGGTTCATTAGGTGGTAAAAATGAAGTATTAGAAGCTTTAGAATTATTCCAAAGTTCTTATATAACACCTAAACAAAATCTATTAGAGAAAGTATTTAATAGACTTGCTAGAATAAATGGTATTGAAGATAACTTAGTTATCAAAAAGTATAGTGAATCATTTAAAAATGTAGGTACAAATATTAATGATGTTGTTTCTATATTAACAGCAGATATAACTTCTGAACAAAAATATTGGATATTAGTTCAAAATGGATATGTTCATAATGTAGCAGCTAAATTAACTGGATATACAGAAGGAAATGAATTAAAAAAATAATAATTAAAATATGGCAATTAATCAAAACAACTGCTTCTTTGTTGATACAACATACATATTAAATACATATGCTGGATTTTTGGACAATAATATTGATCCTAATAGTCTAAACACCTTTATTCTATTAGCTCAGAAAGAACAGACTCAACAATTATTAGGATATACGCTATACACAAAATATATTTCTGATATAACTACAGGATTTATTAGTAATCCAGCTGATGCTAATTATAAATATTTACTTGACAATTATATAGTTGATTCTGTATCCTTGTGGTCGATATTTTATGCTATGAATTCTATTCAATATAGAGTAACAAATAAGTCAGTTGTTACAAAGAATAGTCAATTCTCTCAACCAGTGTCTAAAACAGCTTTAAATGACCTTAAAAACGATATTTTAGAGAGAGCTCAATTCTCTGATCAAAGAGTTAGAGAATATATATTAAACTTTCCTTATGATTTTCCTGAATATTATACAGTTACAGGTGTAATGAGATTATATCCTAAAACAGAAGTATATTTTGGTGGATTATATCTTGGACCTGGAACTAATAATCTTTGTGGTGGTAACTTTCCAGGTCAAGGAATGGGTCTTGGTACAAACTTAAACTTTTAAAAAATAACAAACACACAAATGAAAAATTGGTTTATAGAATGGGTTATATCTAACCTAAAAGTATTATTAATAACAATGGTGTCAATAGTAACACCAGTAGCTCCTTTAATAATGACAGTATTATTTTTAACAATACTAGATTTCTTATTCGCTATTTATAAACAATATAAATTAGATCCAACTAAAATAACATCTAGAAAAATGGGTAACACAGTTAGTAAAATATTACTATATTCTTTAACAATACTTGGTGTTTTCTTTTTAGAAACATATATAATTGGTGATGTTTTACCTATTACTAAAATAGTTGCTGGTATAATAAGTCTTACAGAAGTAAAAAGTCTTGATGAAACATTTAAAGATCTATTAGGATATTCTATTTGGGACCTATTAGTTAAAATAGCAACACGAGGAACATCAAATACAAAAGATATAATTGAAGTCCTCGATGGCGCTAAAGAAGATAATAAAGATGATGTTGATTATAACATCTAATTATTAATGTAACCGCCTGATAATAATAGGATGATAGTATGGTACTCCACCTTCTGGATAAGAACCTGAGTTACCACCTTGTTTAACAATAACTACTGTGTCTTTTGCTACTGTTGTTTGTTTAATTATTTTATCAGATAAACACGATGGTAGGGCTGGTTCATTCTTAGAACAAGAAGAGATTAAGAGAGCAAACATTGTTAAAATTGTAATTGTTTTTTTCACTTTTTATTTGTTTTTTATTGTTATATATTAATTTTTAGTTGCTATTATTTAATGATCTAATAAATTCTATTTCTTTTTTATATTTCTTTTTAGAAATTTTACCTGTCTTTAATTGTTGATTAAGTATTTTAGCGTATCTAATTTGATTCTCTGTCATAATGTTTTTAATTTAAATATTATATATGTATGTTGCTTAATTGTTTTGTAAATATAAATATAATTTTTTAAAAAACAAAAAGACCTTGAGTAAAAATTTTCTACCCAAGGCCAAACACACAACTAACCATTATACACAATTAAAAAATAAAGTTTTGTGTAAAAAATCCATAGGTGTTAAAAAATATATTTTGATAACAATATATAGTTAATGGTAACACAACAAGATTATATTAAAAAATCAATTCTTGAAAGAATATGTCTCAAGAATATATTTCAAAAACTATCTAATAACTATGATTGGAAGTTTTATTTCACATCAGAAGAAGGATATGATTTATATGATGCTCTTCTAATAAAGTTTGAAAAGAATGGTACTAAAATGTTAAACCAATATTTTATAGAAATTAAAGTTAGAGATAAACATTATGATACTTTAATGTTAGAAAGAACTAAATATAATCACTTAAAAGATTTAGTTAAAAAATATGATAAAAGAAACTACAGTGATATACCATCAGAAATAATTTACATCAATACAACACCTAATGGTTCTTATTGGTTCAATCTATCTAAAATAAATATGGAAGAACAAGAATGGATACAAGAAAGTCATTGGTCTTCTACAACAGATAAATCTAAAGGTAAAGAATTAAAGTGGTTAACTTATTTACCATCTTATTTAGGTAAATTAATATCAGTTAAATCAACAGATAGTGTTCATTATGACAATAAAGTAATTGAAAGAGTAATGACTAACCATAAACAAAATAATGGATTATACAACTTCTTATTCAATAAATAATATAAACTTTCTAATGTTGTGATTAAACCTGGGTTAAGTGATTCTAACTCAGGTTTTTCTATTGATCCTAAAACCCCCACCTAAATTAATAGATGAGGGTCTTTTTATATCTTTTGTTTTAATTTCTTATCACCAAAATAATCACTTAGTTTAATATAGTTTAAAAACATTTTACATTCTTTTAATGTTTTAAACGACTTTATATGGTTTAAGTATATAATTACATTCTTTTCGTTTAAAGTGTCTATAATGTCATTTAAATCGTTTTTAACACTATTCTTATATGAGTCATTAATATCTTTAAATTCTTTTTTTAAATCTTTTGTGTAATTATAATAGATTGGTTGTCCATAATAATTGATTGAATATATATGATACATTATTTAATAATTATCTAAACTTGTTTTCTTTCTACAAGCTACTATTATAATAGATACTTTACATTTATCAAATTTATAATTATTCCAAAGTTGTATTTCATCACACCAAACTTTACTATAATCTATATTCAATAAACTATTTTGTGATAATATAGATATAACATAATCTGATTCTTCTAAAGCTTTATATAAAAATTTTAATCCATTTTGAAATGGTGGGTTTATCATTGCAACTCTACCACTCTTATAATCTATTATTTCTTTTAAATAATTACATTTTTTAATATCATCTCTTTTAGGATCAATATCAAAAGCAATATATGGTTTATTAAACCTATCAACTATTCTACCATCACCAGCTGAATTTTCTAAGTACTCTACAATATCACCTTTATAATATTTATTTAATAGTTTAAACATTTCATCAATTAATAATTCTGGTGTGTAATGTTGTTCCAATCTATCTTCACCTTTAAAGTTACTCATTTCTTAATTATTATTTTTTGTGGGTTAAATGGTGGAAGTGGTATAGATAAGTATTGGATACCACCAAAACTATTCATCCAATTAATCCAATATTGAATATGATTTAAGTCATATAAATCTTTCCTGAAGAAGATATAACCAGAATATTTAAATTCTATAAATTCATCATAACTAATTAGTCTTTGTTTATTAGTTGATTTAAAACACCAATAATCATCAAATTTAAATAAAGGTAGGTAATAATCTAGTTTATTTTTAGATCTTCTTGTATATATCAATATAAAATAATCACCACCAACTTTTCTTGTACTACGTATTGTTTTATCAGTCATTTAATAATTCTTTTAGTTTTTGTTCCCTTTTATATTGTTTAATAAAAGATTTATGATCTAAAAGACAATATACTTCGTGTATTGTTACAAATTCATATACTTCGTGTATTGTTACAAATTCATTATCTATATAATCACATTTAAAATCACCACCAACATAATCAGGACAACCATTCAATGTTTTTAATAAATTACCAGTACAGCTAAAATCTTTACCTACCCAGTAAGGATCTCCTTACTGGGTAGGTGAAGATTTTAGCTGTAGTGGTAATTTATTAAAAACATTAGAAGGTGGACCTTATTATGTAGGAGGGTATTTTAGTTGTAATGATAATTATCTAACTTCCTTAGAAGGATCTCCTTACTGGGTAGGACAACGTTTTAGATGTGATTATATAGATAATGAATTTGTAACACAATATAATAATGTTTATTGTCTTTTTAATCATAAATCATATATTAGAGACAAAAAACTAAAAGAATTATTAGAAAAGTAGAAAAAACCACTTTTAATATTAATATATAAAAATAAAAATAAAAAACATACAATGAAAGATTTAAAAGAGAAAGAAATTTTATCATCAATAATAGATTTATCTGTTAAGATGGCTCAAGAAAAAGATAATAAGATTACATTTATAGATTTGAAGAAACAACTTGATGATAAGGTTGGAAAACTTATGTATGATAAAAAATAAATCAATTTAAATGGAAGAAATTATTATAAAACTTAAAATGGTTTTAAGGAGTGATTCTAAAATGGTTCCTTATTTCATTGAGAATGATAAATACATACATCGTTCTTGTTTTGAGAAATCAGAACATCTATTCTCTATTCTTAGTAAACTCATAGATGTAGATATATTAAGTAATAGAAAGATTAAAATACTATCAGATAGATTTAATTTAATATTAGGTGAAATGAGTATAATAGAATCAATGATAAGTATAATCTATATGGACTATATGTGTGAAATGACACAATACTATTTTGACTTTTGTAAGCAAGAAGAACTATATGAAGTGTGTGTTAATTTAAAAAACTTTTATGAAGAATGCTTCAAAACAAAAATAATAGATAATAATGATGAAGAGTGATAAAGAAAAATTATTAGAATTGATTCAAACATTGAAATATTGTATTGATAAAGATAAGTATCCAATGATATCAATGATAAATGTAGAACTACATTGTAAGTTGAACAATTATATTAAAAAACAAGGTAATAAAGATGTTAAATAAAAACATAGAACTAAAAAATTATATTCGAGAAAGATCATTTAATAAACCAACATTATTAACAAATAATGAAGATGTTAAAAACTGGATGAAAGCAGTAGAAGTATTAAATGATTTAGTAAGTGATAATGATCAAAGTGAAAGTATAGAAGATATTAATGCAATGATAGGATATTATTTAGATAATATAGAATTCTCTAATAAAGATATTAGAATAGAATATGTAATATCATCATTAAAATCAATTATAGACGATTGTAGACAGTTTTGTTTAAAAAATGATATGGAAGTCGTTTTAAACAATTTTCAATCTCTAATAGAATTTAAAATCGATAATGCAATATTTAAGTATAGATAATATATTCGTAAATTTATATAATGATACTAAATTCATTAATATAATTAATAAAAAAGTAGGTCATCAATATTTAGATGATATGTTATCAGAACTATATCTTATACTTGTTAAAATGGGTGATGATAAAGTAAATAAGCTATACAATGATAATAAGTTAAAAAACTATTTATATGTAATAGTTAATAATCAGATGAAGAAATCTTGTCAGAACTGTTTCTATCGTAAGTTTGTTATAAAAGATGAATATATAAGCGACATACAAAAAGATAATTTAACTGTAAATGAAAGTAAAGATATATTTGATCAACAAGAATATATTATTGAAAGAGTAAAGAATATGATGTTACATTTACACCCAAAGAAAGCTGTAGTTTTTAATCTATATTACTTTGAGAATAAAAATTATAGAGAGATAAGTGAAATTACTAATATTAAGCTTGGTAGAATAGCCTTATGGGTTAATTCAGCTTTATTAGATATAAAACAACAATTTAAAAATGATAATAATATTAACAACAATGATTAAAGTATTTGCTTTATCATTTGTAATAACAAAATTTACACCATTAGAATGGTTTATAGAAGCATTAGAACCAATTGCAAAGAAAAATATAGTAACTAATCTAATAGTTAATATTCTTTCTCTATTAACAAGTTGCCATCCTTGTTGTAGTTTATGGTTAGGATTCATATTAGGTGGTTTTTGGATAGGTATATTCACATATGTATTCACATATGTTTATAATAACTCAATATTAAATAGTTGGGAAAAAATTTATGTAAATTAAAATGCAAAAGAAAAACGAAGTTAAGAAAGTAGAAGTTAAAGTAGAACAACCAAAGAAATTTCCTAAAGAAGATAAGTTAAGAATGATTAAACTATGGAAGACAGCCGGTCTATCATCACAAGATGTTCAAGATTTATTAACATTGTATAGAAAATATGTTAATCCAAATCAACCAAGTAATAACCTTGGTAGTTGTGGCAACTGTGCTGGTTCTATAAAAAGATTATATGAAGGTCTAAGAGATTGGTATAACCCAGAATTATTTGAAGACTAGAAAAATAATCAATTTTCTATATATGATAGTATAAAGAACTATAAAGTCAAAAAAATAATAAGTGTATGTCGAATAGTAATAGAGTAAATCCAATTACAAAGGAATTGAGAGTTAAACAAGTTATATCTATGTTAGTCATAGGTAAGTATAGATGGGAAATAGTACAAGAATTTTCTAAATTATGGAAATGTTCAGAAGCTAATGTAGATCAGTATATTGCTGATGCAAAGAAATTAATGAAATCACATTTTAAAGATGAGACAGTTGAAGATATATTAAGTAAATATAACTTTTTATATAATGATGCTTTAATGTCAGGTGATAAGAAATTAGCTGTTAAAATATTGGATTCAATAGCTAAAGTAGGTGGTTATGTTACAGATAAGCTACAAGTATCTGGTGAATTAAATCATAATGTAACTGTTATTAAGTTAATTGGACCACCAACTGATAATAAAGAAGAAGGTAAAGAATAATATGGAATTAGAAATACAACATACAAATGTTTTTACAAGAATTTATAAATCATATGAAGATGGTTATAGGTTCATATTATGTCAAGGTGGTAGCCGTTCATCTAAAACATATTCTATATTACAGTTATTGATAGTAGTGTGTTTAACAAACCCTAATATTAAAGTATCGGTAGTTAGAAAATCATTTCCATCATTAAGAGGTTCTGTATTAAGAGATTTTATAGAGATATTAAATCAATATAAACTATATGATATAAAGAGACATAATAGAACTGAGAATATTTATAAGTTTATTAATGGTTCAACCATTGAATTCTTTTCGATTGATGATTCACAAAAGGTAAGAGGTCGTAAAAGAGATATATGTTATTTAAATGAAGGTAATGAATTAACACAAGAAGACTTCATACAGTTAAGTTTAAGAACTACAAAGACATTATTAATAGATTTTAATCCTAGTGATTCAGAACACTTCTTATATGATTTAATTGATGATAAAAGAACAGAATTAATCAAATCAACATACAAAGATAATAATTTTTTATCAGAAGATATAGTAAAAGAGATTGAGAATTTAATTAATGTTGATATTAATTATTATAGGATATACGCATTAGGTGAAGCACCTACAATGACAACAAGAGTTTATAATCACTTTAAGCAATATACAGATGAACCTATTGATATTATAGATACTTGTTATGGATTAGACTTTGGTTTTAATCACAAGACAGCTTTAGTTAAGACAATGTATGGTAAAGATGGTAAGATTTATCTTAAAGAGTTGATATATAAGAGTGGTATGACTATAAGTGAGTTAATAAGTGAGTGTAAAACATTAGTAACTGATAGTAGGCCGATATATTGTGATAGTGCAAGACCTGAAATAATAAAAGAATTAGTTAATAATGGATTGAATGCTAAATTAAGTAATAAGAATGTTAAAGAGGGTATTGATACAGTTAAATCAAGTCAAATATATGTTCATTATGAATCTATTAATATATTAAATGAATATAGATTATATAGTTGGAAGTCGGTTGGTGATAAAATATTAGATGAAGTGATAAAACTAAATGATGATATTATTGACAGCATCAGGTACAGTATCCATACACATAAGAAGAAACAATTTAATGCTAGTGCATTTAAAATTTATTTCTAAAAGTGATAAAAACCACTTTTTAATATTAATATATAATAAAGGTGGTAAAAAAAAATAAAAATTATATATAAATTATATGAAACAATTCAAATCAATTAATGGAACTGTAATTAACTTAGTTAATAAATGGAGTGAAATAACTGTTAAGCAATTAGTAGGACTAGATAAATTAAATAAGGATAGAGATAGTAATAGTGAGTTAGAGCAAATTCTATTCATATTAGATTTATTATATGTATTAACAGATTTAGATAAAGAAATAATAGATGAATTAGAAATATCATTGTTATATGATATGTTAGAAGAGTTAAATAAAGATATATTAAAGAATACACCTGTCTATAAGAATAATAAAAAGATTATGATTGGTGATAAGTTATATGGATTTAGAGATCCTAATAAGTTATCTATTGGTGAAGTTGTATCTTATAAAGAAATTGAGAAGAGATATCCAGGTATAGACTCTATACCATATTTATTAGCAATATTATGTAGGCCAGCTAAAGAAGTTTTGAATGAAGAGACAAAGAAATTAGAAATAATTGTTGATAAGTTTAATGCTAATGACTTAGAATTCAGAAAAGATATAATGTTAGAACAACCAGCTGTAGATTTATTTGGATCTGTTAATTTTTTTTTGAGTGGGAAAAAACAATCCACGAAGTCTATAAAAGGTTATACCAAAAAGGTGAAGTAGGTGGTGTAGGAACACCACAAATGGATGCTAATTGGGCTTATGTATCAATGATAGATAGACTTAGTAATGGTGATATAACAAAAGAAGAAAAAGTATTTGAGATAAACTACATATACTGTTTAACAAAACTTCTCTATTGGAATGATAGAGATGATTATGTTAGTAAAATGAATAAAATTAATCAAACAAAGAATAAATAAATATGGCAACACCTTTAAATCCAAGTTTAAATAGAGTAATTGAAACTATTAAGATTATATGTGAATCACATCATATGAAACCATATTTTGGTTTTGGACAGGGTTCTGATATTAATGCTGATAATCAAATATATTACCCTGCTATATGGGTAGAACCATATAATTCAAAAGTAATTAACTCTAAACAAGGTATTAAAGTATCTCAGATTGGATTATCTGTTTATGCTTTCGATAGAATAAATAAAGGTGATAGTAACTATCAAGATATATTAAGTGATACAATGTATTTATTAGATACAATTATATCAGAGATAAGAGAAGGTGCTTATTGTAGAAGTTTAGGTATATCTGTTGATATGCAAGAACAAATATTTACACCTATACAGAGAGATACAGATGAGAATGTCAATGGTTATAAAGTAACTTTATTAATAAGAGTTCCTAATACTGTTACACCTTGTAATTCACCTATATCACCTATGATGCCATATACATATAGTATATTACCAAGTTATAATCCAGGTGGTGGGATTGGTCCAACTGGTCCTGCTGGACCAACAGGTCCTATGGGTCCAACTGGACCACAAGGTGCTACTGGTAGTGATGGTTTAATTGGTCCGACCGGTCCTCAAGGTGCTACTGGTAGTGATGGTTTAATTGGTCCAACTGGTCCAACTGGACCACAAGGTGCTACAGGACCAACTGTTGTTAGTTCAGATGCTAATAATTATTCGTATTTAGGTTCAGATAATTATATTTACACACCTGATTCATTACAATTGATAGGTCAAGTAAATACTTCTGTTGGTATAAACGGTACAACATCTGAAACACAATTTACAGGTGTTAGTATACCTATACCAGCTAATACATTTGCTGTTGGTGATACATTTATGATTAGAAGTTTTTTTACTGTGACTGGTACAAGAGGTAATAAAACTATTCAATTTAGAATAGGAACACAATCATCACCAACACCTGTAACAAGTGGTGTGAGTTGTATGTCTCTTGTTGTAGCTAACACAGCTGGCGCTTTTCAAATAAGTAGAGATAATAATAAAGTATTTTCAGCTTCATCAATGTTAGCTATGAACCCACAAGGATTAAATGATTTAACATCTACTTCGGGTATTGTTATTTATTCTGGTATTGATTGGACACAACAATTATATTTATACCCTACTGTAACATTAGTTAATGCTGCTGATAGAGTAACAATACAAAAAATAACATTATTTAAATATTAATATGAAACAATATATAGATTTTAAT